GGCTGGTGCAGCGAGCCGGTGCTGCGCGGCGAGGCGCGCTTCACGGGGCGGGAGCTGTTCCATGCGTCGTGCATGGAGGAATACCTGCTGCGCGCCGTCGGGGTGCGGCGGCTGGCGGAGATGATGGAGTACACGTTCAGGCGGGAAGGAGACGAGAGCCATGAAGGAGGAATTTGACATCTGGTGCCCGTTTTACCAGGCAAACGGCAGGCGCAGCATCCGCTGCGAGGGCATCACGCCCGACAGCCGGATCGTGCTGAGCTTCCGCACGGCGCAGGCGCGGGAGCGGCAGATGGAGATCTTCTGCCGGACGAAGCAGTGCGCGCTGTGCGAGCTGTACAGGGCGGCGGGGGAGCAGTATGCGGACGTGTGAGGACCGGGCCGGGACGGACCGGATGGCCCGGAACCTGGACCGGGCGATGGAGGCGCTTTCCCGGCGGCTGCTGGAGGCGGCGAACGATGCGGACCAGACCGCCGCGGCCGGCCGGGAGCTGGCCGAGCTGGTCAAGACGCTGCGGCAGGCGGCGGAGCTGCGGCAGGCGCTGGGCGGAGGCGCGAACGGCGTGTGCACGGTTGTGATGGAGCCGGAGGTGCGCGCATGCGCGGAGTGAGGGCTGCGGGATGGTACTGAACATCGGCGTGCCCAACGCCAGGCAGCGGCTGTTCCTGCTGGACCGCCACCGGCATGTGGCCTACGGCGGCGCACGCGGCGGCGGCAAGAGCTGGGCCGTGCGCGCCAAGGCCAAGCTGCTGGCGATGCGCTATGCGGGCATCCAGATCCTGATCGTCCGGCGGACATACCGGGAGCTGCTGAACAACCACATCCAGCCGCTGGAGCGCGAGCTGGCCGGCGCGGCGCAGTACAGCCGCTCGGAAAAGCTCTTCCGGTTCCCCAACGGGTCGCAGATCGTGTTCGGCTACTGCGCGGGCGAGGCGGATCTGGGGCAGTACCAGGGGGCGGAATACGACGTGGTGTTCCTGGACGAGGCGGGGCAGCTGCTCCAGCCGTGGATCGAGGCCATCAACACGGCGGTGCGCGGCGTGAACGCGTTCCCCAAGCGCACCTACTACACGCTCAACCCCGGCGGGCCGAGCCACGCCTATTTTAAGCGCGTCTTTGTGGACCGGCATTTCCTGCCGGGGGAGGACCCGGACGATTACAGCTTCATCCAGGCGCTGGCCACGGACAACGACGCGCTGATGCGCGCGCAGCCGGACTATCTCCGGCAGCTGGAGGCGCTGCCGCCCAGGCTGCGCGCCGCCTGGCGCTACGGCGCGTGGGACGTCTATGAGGGGCAGTTCTTCGAGGAATTCGCCGACCGGCCCGAGCACTACGCCGACCGGCGGTGGACCCATGTGATCGACCCGTTCCCGCCGGATCCCGGCTGGACGGTGCTGCGCAGCTATGACTTCGGCTACGGCAGGCCGTTTTCCTGCGCCTGGTGGGCGGTGGACTACGACGGGGTGCTCTACCGCATCCTGGAGCTCTACGGCTGCGGGCCCACGCCCAACGAGGGCGTGCGCTGGCCGCCGGAAAAGCAGTTCAACGAGATCCGCAGGCTGGAACAGGAGCACCCCTGGCTGAAGGGGAAGCAGATCACGGGCGTGGCCGACCCGTCGATCTGGGACGCCTCCCGCGGCGAGAGCATCGCGCAGACCGCCGGGCGCTGCGGCGTCTATTTCACGCCCGGCGACAACCGGCGCATCGCGGGCTGGATGCAGTGCCACTACCGGCTGCAGTTCGACGCGCAGGGCTACCCGCGGATGTATGTGTTCTCCGGGTGCAGGGCCTTCATCCGGACGATCCCGCTGCTGCAGTATTCCAACACGCAGCCGGAGGATCTGGACACGGCGCAGGAGGACCATGCGGCCGATGAATGGCGCTACCTGTGCATGGCGCGGCCGGTGCGGCCCATGGCCAGGCAGGCGGAGCCGGCGGCGGTGTTCGATCCGCTCGACCAGCTGGCCGGCAGATGAATCAGAAGGGAAGGGAAGATCTTTTCATGCAGACGAGCGAAACCATCCGGCCGCCCATCGGGGAGGCCGAGCTGCGCGAGGCGGCGCAGACACTGCGGCGCTATCAGCGCGGGAAACAGAATCTGGAGCGCAGGCTCGCGGCAAACGAGGACTGGTGGAAGCTGCGCCAGTGGCGCGCGTTCGACGACAAGGGCAACCCCGCCGACGACCGGCCTGCCTCCGGCTGGCTGTTCAACGTCATCATGGGCAAGCATGCCGACGCCGTGGCGGCCTATCCCGCCCCCTCCGTCCGCCCGCGCGAGCGGGGCGACTGCGCCGAGGCGCAGCTGCTCTCGTCCATCCTGCCGTGCATCCTGGAGCAGAACGACTTCGAGGAGGTCTACTCCGACACCTGCTGGCAGAAGATGAAGCAGGGCACGGGCGTATGGAGCGTATGCTGGGACCCGGAGAAGCTGGGCGGGCTGGGGGACGTGTCCATCCGCCGGGCGGAGCTGCTGAACCTCTACTGGGAGCCCGGCATCCGCGACATCCAGGAGTCGCGGAACGTGTTTTACCTGCAGCCGGAGGACAACGAGACGCTGCTGGCGCGCTGGCCGCAGCTGCAGGGGAAGCTGGGCGGCGAGACGCTGCCCCGGACAAAATACCGCACCGACGACGCGGTGGACCAGCCCGACCGGACGATGGTGGTGGACTGGTACTACAAGAAGCGGCAGGGCGGCCGGACGGTGCTGCACTACTGCAAGTTCGTGGGCACGACGGTGCTCTATGCCACGGAGAACGACGCCTCCGCCCCCTGCGTGGAGCGGGAGGTTCCCGACCCTGAGACGGGCGGCACGCGCCTGGAGGCCGTGCCGGTGGCCGAGCCGCCCTGCGTGCGCGGGCTGTATGACGACGGGGAATATCCCTTCGTCTTCGACCGGCTGTTCCCGGTGGAGGGCTCCATCTGCGGCTACGGCTACATCGACATCGGCAAGGGGCCGCAGGAGCAGATCGACCGGATGGACCAGGCGGTCTTCAAAAACGCCGTCATGGCGGCCACGCCCCGGTGGTTCCGGCGGTCGGACGGCTCGGTGAACGAGCAGGAATACGCCGACTGGACAAGGCCCTTCATCCATGTGGACGGAAACCTGGGCCAGGACACGCTGCAGCAGGTGCGCGTGGAGCCGCTGCCGCCGGTCTATGTGCAGATCCTGGCCAACAAGATCGAGGAGCTCAAATGGACCACCGGCAACACCGACGTCACCAACGGCCAGGTCGCCGCCGGCGTCACCGCCGCTTCGGCCATCGCGGCGCTGCAGGAGGCGTCCGGACGCAGCTCGCGGGCGTCCACCAAGTCGGCCTACCGCGCCTACGCGCGGATGATCCGCATGGTGATCGAGCGCATCCGGCAGTTCTATGATCTGCCGCGCACCTTCCGCATCACGGGCGCCGGGGGCGAGGAGCAGTTCGTGCTCTACTGCAACGAGCATCTGCGCCGGAGCCCCGGCGCGCCGGGCGCGCCCGTGTTCGATGTGGCCGTGTCGGCCCAGAAGCACGCCGAATATTCCCGCCTTGCGCAGAACGAGCTGGCCCTGCAGCTCTATCAGCTCGGCTTCTTCCGGCCGGAATTTGCCGCCCAGGCCTGCGCGTGCCTGGAGATGATGGACTTTGACGGCCGCGACGCCGTGCTGCAGACGGTGCGCGCCCAGCGCGCGCAGCACGACGAGCTGCGCATGTGGGCCCGGCTCGCGCTGGGGCTGGCGCAGAAATATGAGCCGGAACGCGCCGCGGAGCTGGCAGGGATCGCGGAGGGCGGCGCGTCGCCCGCCGCGCCGGGCGGGGAGATCCGCCTGCCCGGGCAGGAGGAGCGCAGAAAGGAGCCCGGCCGCATGCGCCGGGCGCGGGAGAACGCGCAGAAGGCGGGGCAGCCGGAATGATCCGCGCGCGGATCGGGCCGGAGGGCGTGGAGATCACGGGGCACGCGGGCTTTGCGCCGGCGGGCAGCGACATCGTGTGCGCGGCGGTCTCCATGCTGGCGCTGACGCTGGCGGAGGCGGTGCGGCAGACGCCGGGCAGCGGCGCGCAGGCCGCGCTGCGGCCGGGGCGCTGCATGATCCGGCTGCGGCCGGAGGGAGAGGCCTGCCGCGACGTGCAGGTGCTGCTGCGGGCGTTCGCGGCGGGGATGCGGCTGCTGCAGGCGCAGTATCCGGCGCATGTGCGGCTGGATATGCAGGAGAAAGGAGAGGGACGATGACAGACGGCATGACATTGCAGCTCTTTTCGCAGGAGCTGCCGGCAGCGGACGGCGCCTGCGCCGCCGCGCCGGGCGAAGCGCAGGCGGACGCGCCCGCGCAGGAGGCGCCCGGCGAACCG